CGTACAGCGAAGAATTACAAACAACACTTTTTCAAATCGGAAGAAAAACAGGTACTAACAACTAAAAAGCAAAACAATGACGAAGCAAGATTTAATTACGGTCGTTGGGAGTAAAACCGGGCAAAACGATAGCCATGTAAGGCCGATTATCGAAGCCACATTAGACGCAATTAAGGAATGCGTACAGCGCAAGGAACCCGTTTACCTTCGCGGCTTCGGAACCTTCCAGCCGAAGAAACGGGCCGAAAAGAAAGCCCGCAACATTACTGCCGGTACTACGATTATCATACCGGCGCACGAAGTAGCCCACTTCAAACCAAGTAAAAGTTTCACAATCAACAAGTAAAAAAGTATGGACGAAAACAAAAAAGTAGTAGTAAACCTTCCCGAAGGAACTACGCAGGCGGAAATTATCGTACGTGAGGGCGAGGCCCCCGCAGTTCTTGACCCCAAGGCCCCGGTAAAAATCGACCTTTCCGGCGTTATCGGTGCGCCGGTAGAGTTCTTAGAAAAGCGACTTTCCGAAGCCGACCAAATTAACCCGAAGCGTTGCCACGTTTTGGTAGACCGGGAAAAGGTGTGTATTACACTCGTTACGAACGAGAACGACGAATATACTACGGGCCGGGTGGTAGGTCGTCTTTCCCAGCACCCCAAATTTTCCGAATTTGGGATTAACGCCGGCAAAGGTTGGGAACCTAACGAGTTGGGGCAGTTCTTCAAAATGAACCGCGCATTTTTCCCGGACAAAACCGCGAATATGAAGCTCGTAACCGAACTTAAAAACTTCGAAGCTACCGTAAATTCCAAGGTAGAGAAGCAAAAGAGCGAAAAGGGCGACTTCAAAGACAATTATAGTGGCGTGGTTATGAGCAACCTGCCGGAAGCCTTTACCCTTCAAATTCCGATTTTCAAAGGTATGCCGGCGGAAACTATCGAAGTGGAATTTTACGCTTCGGTAAACGGCCGCGACGTAACCCTGCAACTTGTAAGCCCCGGAGCGTGCCAGCTTTTG